GGGCAAAGGAAGGCGCGATAAAAACCTCCTTGAAATCGAAAAAAAATTTTGCATTTCGTTACGTAAGCCAACCAAGAAGGAGCTGGAGCATGGGAAATTGTATTGATTTGGCCGGAAAAAAGTATGGTAGGCTCACAATTTTAGAGAAATCCGAACCCGGTCCGCACGGCGCATCCAAGTGGAAATGCCGATGTGACTGCGGAAAAGAGGTCATTGTTTGGCAGCAAAGCCTCCGTTCAGGGAAGTCACAGAGCTGCGGATGCCTCCGAAAAGACGTAAATACCATCCACGGCGGCAGAAAAACACGACTTTACCGCATTTGGGACAACATGAAAAGCAGGTGCTACAACCCCACAAAAAGCAATTACAAAGATTATGGCGGCAGGGGGATCACCGTATGCCCCGAATGGCTTTCCGATTTTGGAGCATTCCAACGGTGGGCGATGGCCCATGGGTATCGGGACGATTTGACCATTGACCGCATCGACAACGACAAGGGTTACAGTCCTGATAATTGTCATTGGGTTACGGTAGCAGAGCAAAGCCGCAACAAGCGGAGCAACCACAAGATCACCTATAAGGCCGAAACAAAAACAGTTGATGAATGGGCGGCGATTTTCGGGTTAGCACCGGGGACGCTGTATTCCAGAATCAGCAGAGGATGGGACATAGAAAGAGCCTTAACATCCCCTGCCAGCTAAAAAGGGGGCCGGACCGTGAAATTTGAGCGTAAAAACCTCGCTGGCTTGCACCCAGCAGAGTACAATCCGAGGAAAAAACTGACCCCAAACGACCTGGAATATATACAAATTCGCAACAGTTTAACAGAGTTTGGCTATGCCGACCCCATTGTGATAAACGCCGACGGGACCATTATCAAGGGCCACCAGAGATGCACCGTCATGATGGATTTAGGGTATACAGAGGCGGAGGTTATCGTCCTCGACATACCCGATAAGGCCAAAGAAAAGGCCCTTAACATAGCCCTAAACAAGATTACAGGCAAGTGGGACAACGCCATCCTAAAGGATTTGTTGGTTGAGCTTGACCTGGAGGGCTACGACTTTAGCGTTACCGGCTTTCAGCGGACGGACCTGGAGGACCTAATCCAGGAGCTTGACATCCCGCCGGAGGCCACAGAGGACGGCTACGACGCCGAACAGGCGGCGGCGGAGATTGAGGTCCCCGAAACCCGCCCCGGCGACCTATGGAGGCTCGGACGCCACCGCCTCCTCTGCGGGGACAGCACCGACCCGGAGGACGTAAGGCGGCTCCTGGCCGGTAAGGCCCTGGACCTTGTGATCACGGACCCGCCCTATAACGTTGACTACGGGGAAAAGGTTGACTTTCTAAAAAAGTTTCGGACGGACGAATGCCGCCCGGAAAGCACCATCCAAAACGACCGCATGAGCGAAACCGGGTTTTATGATTTCCTCCTTACCACGTTTCGGAATATCAGCGAGGCCATGAGGCCGGGGGCCGGGATTTACGTTTTCCATGCGGACACCAACGGCCTCCCTTTCCGGCAAGCCTACACCGACGCCGGACTAAAGCTGGCGCAAGTCCTGATTTGGGAGAAACAGCACTTTGTGCTGGGGCGGCAGGACTACCAATGGCGGCATGAGCCGATTTTGTACGGATGGAAAGAGGGAGCCGCCCATTATTTCATCAATGACCACAAGCAGGACACCATCCTCCTGGAGGATGAAACCGATTTTAAGGCCATGAACAAGAAGCAGCTTTTGGCCTTTATTGAGGACTACATCCGGCAGTACAAGGACCTCACCACCGTCCACTATGAGCCAAAGCCGCAAAAGAGCAAGCTACACCCCACCATGAAACCAATACCCCTGGTGGGCCGCTTGATGAACAACTCCAGCAAACCCGGCTGGGCCGTTGGTGACTTTTTCGGCGGCAGCGGTACCACGCTGATGGCGGCGGAGCAATTAGGTCGGACCGCCTACATGATGGAGTTTGAACCCCGCAACGTTGACGTCATAGTGAAGCGGTGGGAAACCTACACCGGGCAAAAGGCGGTGCTTTCCAATGGCTGAACTTGATAACTTGAGCCTTGAGGGTTTCGACCTGGGAGCCGCCCTCGGTATTTCCCCGGAGGCGGAGGCCGCAAAGAAGACGCCGCCCCCGGAGCAAGGCGGCATCAAGGTATCCCACAGGATGGGAGCAAGACAGCTCTGGCGCAAGGCGGCATCCGAAAAAGCCCTTGAAGACGCCATGCCCTCCTGGCATTTCCGGGAAGGGGATTGCTACCATTGCTTTTCTTTTGGAGACGTTGACAGTTTTTCCTTTTTCAAAATGGTTTTGCGGCAGCAGCCCATAAAATACGCCGCCATTTCAACGTGGTGCATGGCCGGGGAGGACGTTACCGACCTACGCAAGTGGCACGAAAAGGGCCTTGTCGGCAGAGTTGACTTTTTCATGGGCGAGATTTTCAAGGGCAGTTACCCGGACGTCTACGCCGCAACCAGGGAATTTATTGCAGAGTGCGGCGGACGGCTGGTCATTTTCCGAAACCATTCCAAAGTAATGGCCATTGAAGGGGAAAGGTTTGATTGCCTGATTGAGAGCAGCGCAAACATTAACACGAACCCCCGGAGCGAAAACACGGTGGTCACCGTTGACCGGGATTTAGTAGGAGCCTACATCCGGCTCTTTTCAGAGATTATCCCATTCAACCAGGACTGCAGGGCCGCACCCTACGAACGGAGGTAGACAGATGGCAGGGACAAACATGGGAATGTACCGGGTTGAGGTTATAGCCCAGCTTTTCGGCGTAACCGTCCGGCGGATTCAGCAGCTTACACAAGAGGGGGTACTCCCCACCACCGACACGGTGGAAGGGCGGCGGTATGATTTGGTCCCCACCATTCAGAGCTACGTCCAGTATTTGAGCGATAAGGCATACGGTAAAAACCGCTCCGAAAAGGAGACGGAGCTGCGGGAGCAAAAGCTCCAGGCGGAGATCGCCCTAAAGGAGAGCCAGGGCGAACTCCACCAGTTGAAGACGGCCATCGCCGCCGGGAAGTACATAGCGGTCGAGGAAGTGACGCTGGATTATCAAAAGTTTTTCGTGACTTTCAAAAAATTTGCCATGAGCCTCCCCTCCCGGATTTTGGACGCCATCACTGGGTTTTCTGAAATAGACCCGTTGAGCGCAAGGCGGCTCGACAAGATGATTCAGCACGAAATTCAAGGCTTGCTTGAGGCTTTCGTGGTCGCTGGCGTGACCGAAAAACCGAAGGGCAAAAATGCCAAAGCCTAGAAATTGGCGTATCAGAAAATACCTTGTGACGCCATACCAGAAAAAGGCTCTCGAATACCTACGCCCCCCGGAGGATATAAGCGTATCCGAGTGGGCGGAGAAATACCGGGTATTGGATACAAGCTCCGCCATACCCGGCCCCTGGAAGAACAGCAAGACCCCGTACCTTGTCGAGATTATGAACACTTTCCTTGATTCAGACGTTGAGGAAATTGTTTTCGTGAAGCCCACCCAGGTCGGCGGCACGGAGGCCATGCTCAATATGCTGGCCTACATAGCAGCCCAGGACCCGGCCCCCACGTTGGCGGTATACCCGTCGGACGAATTAGGGGAAAGAGTAGTAAAGAAGCGAATCCGCCCCATGATCTACGCCTCGCCGCCGTTGCGGCAGCGGTTTAGGGCAAGCGAATCCTCCACCTCTGAACTATTCTTTGAGGGCATGAGCATAACGGTCACCGGCTCCGGCAGTCCTTCCCAGCTTGCGTCGTTCGCCATACGGAACCTGTTCCTTGATGAGGTGGACAAGTACCCCGGCGCAACCAAAAAGGAATCGGACCCCATATCGCTGGCCAGGGAGCGGACCAAGACTTTCCGCAACAACCGCAAGATTTACATTACCAGCACCCCCACCCTAAAGACCGGCCACATTTGGAAAGCCCTGGAGGGGGCGGACATTGTAAAGCACTACTTTGTCCCTTGCCCCCATTGCGGCAAGTATATAGAGCTTATCTGGAAACAAGTGAAATTCCCGGATGATGAAGGTATGAGCTACGCAGACCGGGCGGAATTTGCCGCCTACGTTTGCCAGGAATGCGGGGCCGTGATCACCGACCGGCACAAGCCGGAGATGCTCCAGCACGGGGAGTGGCGGACCGTAGAACAGCGGACCCAATTCCCCCGCAAGGTCGCCTTTTGGATAAACACCCTCTATTCCCCCTTTGTGAGGTTTTCGGAGATGGCAAAGGAATTTTTAACCAGCAAGGACGACCCCGACGCTTTCCAGAATTTCACGAACTCCTGGCTTGCGGAGCCGTGGGAGGATACCAAGCTCAAGACAAGCGCAGACCTTGTCCTTGAGCGGCAGACCGCCCTGGCGGAGTACACCGTCCCGGCCTGGGCAAAGGTTTTGACCGCCGGGGTAGACGTACAAGAGACGTGCGTTTATTGGACCATACGGGCCTGGGGCAATTACCTCACAAGCCAGAACATAGCCCACGGACAAGCCGGCTCTTTTGCGGAGGTTGAGCGCATCATGAACCTCCAGTATATACGGGAGGGAACCGGGGACCCCCTGGTGGTTGCCCTTGCCCTGATTGACAGCGGCGACAACACCGATCTCGTTTATGATTTTTGCGCCAGCAATTCAGAATGGGCCTTGCCCAGCAAGGGCAGCTCCCACCCGATGGACACCCATTTTAGGCTTTCCAAAGTGAACCGCACCGATAGCAAAGCCTACGGGATGCCCCTGGCCATCATTGACACCGGCAAATACAAGGATATGATCGCCGGACGTATGAGGAAAGAGAACGGGACCGGGAGCTGGATGGTCTACGCCGGGTGTGATCGGACCTACGCCGAACAGGTCACGGCGGAGCATAAGGTCAACGTAAAGACCGCCGGGGGCCGCACCGTACAAAGCTGGGTATTGAAGACCACCCACGGGGACAACCATTTTCTCGATTGTGAGGTTTACGCCATGTGCGCCGCCGATATGATCGGGGCCAGGACATTCCACCTCCAAGAGGTTGAGGTCCAGGCCCGGACAGAGGCGAAGCCGGACCCGGACCCGGACCCGGCCTTTACCCCGGAAGAAAACTGGATAACCCAAAATGAAAATTGGTTAGGAGGATAGGCATGGCAGAGGAACAAAAGCAGCCGGAACGGCAGACCATAGCGCAGCGGCTCCTTGAGGTTGATACCGCTATCCACGCCGTCCTTTTAGGAGGCCAGAGCTACAAGCTCGGCACCCGCAGCGTTACCAGGGCGGACCTCGCCCTCTTGCGGCAAATGCGGGATGATTTGGCGGCACAGTTACAGACAGAGGACAACGGCAACCTCCTGGGCGGCGTTGTTGTTGCAGTATTTGAAGGGCGGTAGACCATGAACATTTTAGACAGGCTGATCGGCTGGATTAACCCGCAAGCCGGGGCGGAGCGGGAGGCATGGCGGCAAGCCCTTGAGGAAATGAGGCACTACGACGCCGGGAGTTACGGACGGGCAAACGCTAACTGGTATGCCATCAACCAGAGCGCAGAGACAACCGACCGTTACAGCCGGGATGTTGTACGGGCCAGAGCCAGGGACCTTGAGCGCAACAGCGACGTCATGGCCTCGGTCATAAGCCCCTTTATCCGCAACGTTGTCGGCAAGGGCCTGATTCTCCAGGCCGAAACCGAAAATCAGGAGCTTAACAAGGAGATTGAAAAGCTCTGGAAGGTTTGGACCAAAAAAAGAAATTGCGACGTTACCGGCACCCAAAGCCTAAACCAGATGCTCCGCATGGCCGTCCGGCGCAAGAAGGTGGATGGCGGCATCCTTTTCGTGAAGCGGTACACAAAGGGCGGCATCCTCCCGTTCAAGTTGCAGCTTTTCGAGACGGACGAACTGGACGCCTCGCAGATTGCCCCGAAACACCAGGGGAACCGGGTGGTCGGCGGCATTGAGTACGACCGATTCAACGCCCCGGTCGGCTATTGGATACGGCAATACACCCTTGACGGCATGAGCATTTCGGACCCGGTTTTTCTCAAGGCGGACGATGTGATTTTCTATTTCAGCAAACGCCGCCCCTCCCAGTTGCGGGAAATGAGCGATATGAGCCAAACCGTGACCCGTGTCCGGGACGTGAACGAATATATAACCGCCGTTTCGGTCAAGCAGCGGATTGAGGCTTGTTTTGGCATTGCCGTAAAAAGGAACTACCCCACCGGCGGCATTGGCCGGGTAAATCAGTACAGTGGCCCCGTCCAGACCTACGCCGGGAAGACCGTCACCCCCGGCATGATTCTGGAAATGAACCCCGGAGAGGAAATACAGGCCATCAACCCCCAGGGACAGGCAAGCGACGCCTCCAGTTTCGTCAAGCTCCTGCAGCGGCTTACCGGGGCGGGGCAGGGTATCAGCTATGAGGCCACGTCCAGGGATATGAGCCAAACCAATTACAGCAGCGCAAGACAGGGCCTCATTGAGGACAGCATGACCTATGCGGAGGAAGACGAACTGCTCCTGGATATTCTTGATGAAATTTATGAGACGTTCATCATTTCCGCCGTTCTTTCCGGGGCCTTGACCGTTCCCGACTTTTGGCAGCGCAAAGAGGACTATTTTAACCACCGTTTTGACAAGCCGCCCAAGCCCTGGATTGACCCCAGCAAAGAGGCGACCGCAACACAAATCGCCTTGCGTACCGGGCAACGGACCTTTAAGCAGATCGCCGCCGAAAACGGCTCCGATTGGCAAAAACAGGTTGACGATATATGCGAGGTTTTGAAGTACGCCAGAGACACCCACGGCATTGATTTAGGAGGTGTGATAGTTGGACAGAAAAAAACAGATGGCCTCTACGACATGGAGGACGGCGACCCGCCCCCCGGAGGCGATGCCGCGGGGGGGGCCGGTAGTCCTGCTCAAGGCGGGGCAGACGCCGGGAAAGACGGAGGACCTGATGCGGACGCTGGCGGAGATTCTGCCACGGCAGAGGGCGGCACCGGCAACGGGGACGGATAACCACCGCACCCTCGGCACCGCCACCCTCCAGCGCATGGAAGGGGAGGGGAACGAGCGGAAATTTACGCTTTCCTTTTCCTCCGAGGAACCCTACGAGCGGTGGTTTGGCCTTGAGATTTTGGACCACGCCCCCGGAGCGGTAGACCTCCAGAGGATAAACGAGATCGGCTGTTTGCTTTTCAACCACAACCGGGACGCCGTGATCGGCAAGGTCAACCGGGCATGGCTGGAGGGCAACCGGGGGATGGCGGAGGTGGAATTTGACACCGACGAACAATCGGAGGTCATTTTTCAGAAGGTAAAGAGCGGGACCCTTAAAGGGGTTTCGGTCGGATACCGCATAGATGCCCTTGAGGAAGTACAGGCTGGAAAGACAAGCGCAGACGGCAGATTTACCGGACCATGCGAGATCGCAAGGAAGTGGTGGCCCTTTGAGATTTCTATTGTTTCGGTACCGGCAGACGCCACCGTCGGCGTTGGCCGTGAGGCGGGGCAGCAAGGGAAAATTCCCTTGAGCGTCTGGGAAAGCCAACTTCAAATAAACAAAAATTCAGTAGGAGGTTAAGACCATGAACGAGAAGCAGAAAAGACGCCTTGCGGCTATCCAGCGTCAGCAGGCCCTGGTGGACGCCGCAAAGAACGGCAAGCGGCAGTTGACCGCCGAGGAGGAAGCCGAGATGCAGACCCTCCAACGGGAAATTGAGCAGCTCACCACAGAGATCGCCGCCGAGGAGGAGCAGCAGCGGAGCCTGGGCGGCGGCGGAACGCCCCCGGCGAACCCCACGCCCCCCGTTACCCCTCCCGCTCCCACCGGCGGACAGGATGAAGGGCAGCGGCAGCTTGAGGCGGAGCGCACCCGCACCCTCAACATTACCACCATGTGCCGGGATTTCGGCATCGAGGACGCCGACCTCCAGCGGTACATTAAGGACGGCACCAGCGAGGACCAGGTCCGGGCCGCTATCCTTGAGAAGCTCCGCCAGGACAAGCCCCCCCTCGGCACCGGCATCCACGTCACCGAGAGCGGGGAGGATGAATTTAGACGGGACGCCTCCGAGGGCCTCCTGCTCCGGGGCGGGGTTGAGCTTGAGAAGCCCTCCGAGGGAGCCGCCCACTTTTCCCACATGACCCTCCGGGACCTTGCCATTGAGTGCCTGGAGCGGGCCGGGGTTTCGGACGCCCGCCGCATGAGCAACGACGGCCTCCTGCAGGAGCTTTTCTCCCGGCAGTATTTCAACCCCACAGCGGCCTTTCCTTCCATTTTGGACAACGCCATCGAAAAGGCGTATGTCCAGGGCCACCGCACCGCCGCCGTCACCTTCGACCAGTGGACCCGCAAGGGCAGCTTGAAGGATTTCAAGACCCATGATAACAACTACCTCGCCGGTCCCATTGGTGACTTTTTGGAGGTCCCGGAGGGCGGAGAGCTGAAGAACGACAAGCCCACCGACGCCAAGCTCCCCACCCGCAAGCTGAAGACCTACGGAAAGCAGTTTACCCTTTCCCGGCAGGCGTTCATTAACGACGATATCGACCTCGTGACCCGCATCCCCGCCCGTTACGCCGCCGCCGCCCGGAGGACGATCAACACCCAGTGTTACACCATCCTCATGAATAACCCCCCCATTTACGACGGCAAGCAGCTTTTCACCGCTGCCCACAAGAACATCCTGACCACCGGCACCGGCATTACCCAGGCGGCGGTCCAAGCCATGATCCTGGCCCTTTCCACGCAGAAGGATGAATTTAACCAGCCTATCATCGTGCGGCCCGGAAAAATCATTGTTCCCGCCGGTCTGGACTTTGACATTTACACCCTGTTCAACAGCCCCACCATCCACACCGAGGGCAACACCCAGGCGGTCAACCCCTTGTACCAGTACCGGGACCTCCAGATTATCGCAGACCCGACCATTAACGCCCTGGCTGGCGGTTTCGGGAACGTCATGCCCTGGTTTATGACCGCCAACACGGCGGACAGCAGCTTTATTGAGGTTGACTACCTCAACGGCCAGGAGGTCCCCACCATCCGCCGGATGGAGACGCCCGGACAGCTCGGTTTCGTTTGGGACATCTACCTTGACTGGGGCATCAACGTTATGGATTTCCGGGGCTGCATCAAGAACCCCGGCGTCAAGATTAACAGCCCCCTGGGCTAAAGAAAGGAGCTAAACAGCCATGACGAAAGCGGAATACCTCCAGAGAGGCGAAAGCCTCGACTACACCAACGCCACAGAGGACACCATCCCCGACGGGGCGGTCGTGACCATTGGGAGCCGCATCGGCGTCACGGGTTGCCCCATTCCCCCCGGCAAGACCGGGAGCCTCCACGTTGTCGGCGTTTTCGAGATCGCAAAGAGCGGCACCGCCGCCGTTGAGATGGGGCAGACCCTCTATTTTGACGGCACCGGCGTAACCGATACCGCCGGGAATGTTGTGGCCGGATATGCCGCAGCACCCGCAGACGCCGCCGCAGAGACGGTCCTGGTACAGCTTAATGGCTGACCGGCTGATCGCCCTTGACCGCATCAAGGTCGGTTTCCGGGAGTATGGTCCGGGGGACACGCTCCCCCAGGACCACCCGGACGCCGCCGCCTGGGTAGAGAGCGGAGCCGCCACCTGGAGGCCGGAAGACTACCGGCCCCCGGCGTGGGTAAGGGCAAAGAGGGCAGCAGCTACCCCCGGCCTCCCCGGTACCGCCGTAGGCGGGGAGGCCACCGGGGAGGATTTGGTGGGCCGTGTACCCATGACAGAGCAAAGGAGGCGACGCCCGTGGGCTTGAGCTTTAAGGAAATTCTGGCGCAGGACGTGAAACAGGTCTTTTTGAACCCGGCGGAATTTGGGGAAACCCACCTTGTCAACGGGGAGCCTATGACCATCGTCCTGGACGACGTAGAGAACATAGAGCGGGAAAAGAAAATGAAGTCCCACATGGACGGCATTTATACCCGGCAAGTTTTCTTTTACGTTGCCTCCGCCGATTTTGGACCCCTACCAAAACAGGGCGGCATGATTGACCTCGACGGCCAGAAATACATCGTTGTGGACGCCACCGACGAATGTGGGATTTACGCCATAACGATGGAGGCCAACAAGAGCCACGGAGGCCGCAGGGCATGAGGCAGAGAATCGACACCGACCGGGGCCTGTTGGTCATTGAGTACGACGGCGCACTCGTTGACGCCGTAGGAGCGGCCCTGGGGGACCTTAAAAGCCAGCGTTTCAAGGTCCTAAAGAACGCCGTAAACGCCACCGCCAAACAGGCGCAAGCCGCCCTTGTGGACAAGGCGCAAGCGGAATATTCCGCAAAGAAGGGGCCTCTCAAAAAAGCCGCCTCTGAAATAAAAAAGGCCACCGATTCAAAACCGGAGGCCACCATCGGAGTAAAAGGCACTACGCTAGAATTGCGGGAGTTTAAGACCTCCGCCCCCAAAAGCGGAGCAAAGGCCAAAATTCTCAACAGCAGCACCCTAAAGCTCATTCAATCCCAAAAGGGCAGCAAGGCGAAAGCGTTTCTTGCCACCTTTGAGAGCGGCCACTCGGCCATCGTTCAGAGGCAGGACGGGGAAACATACCGGCGGGACGGCGCAAAGCGTCAAGCAAAATATGGCCGTCATATTGATATGACCCGCATAAAAAAGCTCCTTTCCATTTCTTTCCCGAAAATGGTCGGCGGCTCGGCGGTTTTGGGAGAATTGGCCCCCGATATTTACGACACCCTGCTGGAGAACGTGAACAAGGAAATTAGGAGGGTAATGCGCACATGAACACAAGAGAGTTACACATCGCCCTCCTGGATGATCTTGAGGACCTTTTTAAGGACCGCCCATTTAAGACCCCGCACAACACGATGGAAACCCCGAAAACCTACCCGCAGGAGCTGCCGCCAGAGGACGCCAGGAGCGAGGAAGACCCTTTTCCCTACATCATAGTGCGGCTTGACCAGGGCGGCGTGGATACCCCGACAGACCCACACAAGGCAAGGGTTATTTTGGTTATCGGCATCTATGACGATGGCACCGTCGATTTTAGAAAGCCGCCCCCGGAAGACGGGGAGTGGGACAACCGCAACTTTGGGACGATGGCCGTCCTGGAAGTAATTGAGCGCATACAAGAGCATTACGAAAAGCGGCCAGCCCTATGCGGCGGGAAATTCTACTTTGACGGCCCCTTTCATTGGGCCTTGCAGGATGAAAACAGTTTTCCCTATTACTACGGGGCCTGTGACCTCACCTTTACCCTTGCGGCACCCCGCAAAGAAAGGAGTAATTTCGTATGAGCAAGACAAAAAAGACCATGTACGTCGGCCCCACCCTTGAGGCCATCGCCGCCCGAAACACGGTCTTTGAGAAATTGCCGGACGCCCTGGAGGCGGCTATTAAAAAGCGGCCTTACCTTTCCGGCCTTTGCGTCCCCATTCCCAGCCTCGCAAAGGCCCTCCAGCAGATTGACCGGCAGCAGGGCAACATTTACACCCTATACAGCAAGGCGGAGTCCGAGAAAGCCGCCATTGAGAAAGGAGAGTAAGCAAGATGGCATTTCAGCATGGCGTCCGAGTATCGGAACAGCCCACCAGCCTGATCGCCCCCGTTTTGGGTACCGCAGGGCTGCAGGTCGTTTTCGGTACCGCCCCCGTCAATCTGGCGGAGGACCCCTATAACGTGACCAACACGCCGGTTATTGCCTATTCCTGGTCCGAGGCCGTGAAGAAGCTCGGCTATTCGGCGGACTACGCAAAATATACCCTTTGCCAGTCCATGTATGCCAGTTTCCAGCTTATCGGCGTTGCCCCGGTCGTTTTCGTCAACGTCCTGGACCCCAAGAAGCACAAGAAGAAAATCGACCCCGCAACGGTACAGGTTGAGGACATGGAGGCTCTTGTCCCCGTGACCGGCCTCCTGTTGGATACCGTAAAAATTTCCGTTCCCGCCGGGGATGGCGGCGGCGACCCCACCGCCCTGGCGAACGGCGCCGATTACCTTTTGAGTTTCGACGATGATGGTCAGGTGCTTATTACCTTGACCACCGCCGGGGCCGGAGCGGCAGCTACCACCCTCACCGTTGAGGGGACCGCCATCGACCCGGACGCCGTGGACGAAAACGACGTGATCGGCGTGAGCGCAACCGGCGGGGAAAAGGGCTTTGAGGTTTTGCGCCAGGTATACCCCAAACTGGGCATGACCCCCGGCCTTATCCTTGCCCCCGGCTGGAGCCACATTCCCGATGTTGGCATTGTTATGGCCGCAAAGACGGAGGAAATTAACGGCTATTTCCGTTGTGAGGGCTTTATTGACATTGACAGCACCGCCACCGGCTGCACCGCCTACGATAAGGTCAAGGTTGCGAAGGAATCCGCCGGATGCACCAACAAGCATATTATGGCCCTTTGGCCTTGCATTGCCGTCGGTTCCAGTTGGTTTTGGTACAGCGCAATCATGGGGGCCTTGACCGCCTACATTGACGCCAACAACGACGACGTCCCCAACCTTTCCCCCTCCAATAAGCTGATCGGCGTGACCGGCACCGTCCTGGCGGACGGAGAGACGGAGGTCGTCCTGGACCAGCTCCAGGGTAACGCCGTCAACAGTTTCGGAGTAACCACGGCGATCAACGTCAACGGCTGGCGCACCTGGGGCAACCGTTCCGCTTGCTACCCGGCCAACACCGACCCGAAAGATATGTGGTTTTGTTGCCGCCGCTTTTTCAGTTGGTGGGCCAACAGCTTTATTTTGACCTACTTCCAGAAGGTTGACGATCCGGCCAACGTTCGCCTCATTGAGACGATTGTCGACACGGAGAACATCCGGGGCGGAGCCTACGTTTCCGCCGGGAAGTGCGCAAGGGCTGAAATCACGTTCAACATGGACGAAAACCCCGTCACCAACCTGATTGACGGCAAGCTCACTTTCCACCAGTACCTCACCCCGTACCCCCCGGCGGAGGACATTCACAACATTCTGGAGTTTGACCCCTATGCGCTTGAGAGCGCACTGGGGGCGGCGGCAACCTAAAGGAAGGAGGAAATAACCGATGGCAATCGCAGGAATCCCCGAAGTCATTAACGACTTTAACCTTTACCTTTCCGGCAATAAGCTGGGCGGCATGACCGGCGAGGTTGCCCTCCCGGACTTTGAGGCCATGACCTCCACCACGTCCGGCAACGGCATCCTGGGCGAGTATGAGGCCATCATCCTCGGCCACTACGGCAGCATGGAGCAAGAGGTGCCTTTCCGTTGCATCAATGAGGACTATTTCAAGATGGTCAGCCCCAGCAAGGCCGTGGAGCTTACCCTCCGGGGGGCCATTCAGCAGTCCGAAAAGGACACCATGAACGCAGGAGAGGTCGGCATGAGGGTTGTTTTCCGGGGCCGTTGCAAGAAAATTGCAATCGGCACCGTGAAGCAGCGGGAGCAGATGGGCAGCTCTATCACCCTTGAGCTTACCTACATCATGGTTGAGATGGGCGGCAAAGAGAAGGTTTGCCTCGACAAGATCAACGGCATTTTCCGGGTAAACGGAGAGGACCAGCTCGCCGGAATCCGGGCATTGACCTAAAACAACAAGGAGGACAAGAGCATGGACACCGAGAAGAAAACCAACACCACCACGGAGCAGGACGCCGCCCCGGAGGCCCCGGCCATTATCCAGGACGCCGCCACCGTCACCCCCGCCCAGGCCCCGGAGGCCCCCGCCACGCCGGAGGCAACGGAGGACCCGGAGAGCTATGTCCGCTTTCACAAGCCCTACTTTTTCGAGGGCAACCACTACGCCGGGATTGACCTCAAGGCCATTGAGGACTTGACCGCAAAGGATATGTGCGAGGCGGAGAAGTACCTCAGCAAAAAGGGCATCATTTCCCCGCTCCCGGAAATGACGATGGAATACATCGGCTTTATCGCCAACCGGGCCACCGGCCAGCCCATTGAGTTTTTCATGAAGCTCCCGCCGAAGGACGCCACGAAGGTCAAGAACAAGGTAACAAGTTTTTTCTACGGCGAGGATTAAGGCCAGACGACGGCGACCGGCTCCGGGAAATTTGCGTAAACATGGCCTTGACCATGCACTCCGATTATTGCAAGTTCCTTGAAATGCCCGTTTTTGAGCTGATAAGGACGGTGGAAACGACACTAAAGGCGGTGAAAAAAATTGGCAAGCGCAAGCACAAGTAAAGAGTACAAGCTGGCCATTAAGATCGCCGGTGCCGTTTCCTCCTCCTTTGACAGCGCAATAGGCGAGGCGGGGCAGAAGATCGCCAACCTCGGCAGCATCGCCCAGGCGGCAGCAGCAACAGCCGCCGCCGCCTGGGGAGCCTTGAAGCTGGGGGAATTTATCAGCGACGCCGTAGACACCTACCAGGGCTTTGAGCAAGCAATGGCGAACACCTCCGCCATTGCCGGGGCCACCGGGGAGCAATACGACGCCTTGAGGCAAGCGGCCCTTGATATGGGCAAGGCTACCAGCAAAACGGCATCGGAATGCGCCGACGCCCTCGGTTATATGAGCCTAGCCGGGTGGGACGTGAACACATCCATAGCCAACCTTGAGCCGGTCCTCCGGCTTTCGGAGGCGACCGGCCTGGACCTTGCCCGATGTTCGGACCTTGTAACCGACAGCATGAGCGCACTGGGCCTGGAGGCAAAGGACCTTTCCGGCTATTTGGACGTTGCGGCGATGGCCAACAACAAATCCAACCAGACGGCGGAAATGCTCATGGAGGCTTACATAGCCGTAGGCGGTACCATGAAGGGACTAAAGGTCCCATTCCAGGACACGGCCACCGCATTAGGCGTCATGGCAAACCGGGGTATTAAAGGCTCGGAGGCCGGTACAGCCCTAAACGCCGTCATGACCAACCTCACCACCGGCGCAGGGCAAGCCGGGAAGATGATGGAAAAGCTCGGAATTTCCGCCTTTGACAGCGGCGGAAATTTCGTGGGGCTTGAGGAAACAATCCGCCGGGTATACGACGCCACAAAGGATATGACGGAGGAACAGCGCAACGCCGCTCTTGCCGCCATCGGCGGGAAACAGCACCTTGACGCCCTAAACGCCCTCATGGGAGGCTTGACCACCACCACAGCGGACGGCGCAATAGAGTGGAACGCCCTATCCGACGCCCTTTACAATTCCGACGGAGCAATGGCCAAGATGGCCGAAACCGTGACCAACACCTGGAGCGGTGCAAAGGCAAGGCTTGAATCAGCTATCCAGGACCTACAGATTAACCTCGTTGACACATTTGCCCCCTACGCAACCAGCGCAATAAACAGCGTAGCGGCGGCGATACCCAACATAACCGCCGCCATCATCCCGGCGGCACAAGGATTTGTTGACTACGCTATCCCACGGATAACCGCCTTTAAGGACCGGGCTGTTGAGCTTTTCGGGATGGCGTCCGAGGGAATCAGCAAAGTCGTAAGCGCACACAGCAGCACCTTTGACAAGCTGGGCGAATTAGGTTCCCGCATAGGAGATATTTTCGCCAGCATCCAGGAGAAGGCGCAGCCGGTACTTGATTACATTTTCAGCACAGGAATCCCAAACGTTGCAGACGGCCTCCTGGACCTTGTGGACCGGCTGGCGGACCTGGGCCTTTTCCTTACCGAACACAAGGAATTGGTCATTGCCGCAATAGCCGCCTACGCAGGATTTAAGGGTATAACGGCCCTTTCCAACCTGGGGAACAAAATAAGCAACGTATCCTCCCTTTTGGCAGAATTTCAAGGCGTAACCAGCAGCTCAGGAATTGCCGCCGCAATAGCGGAGGGAAAGCTCTCGAAGCTGACCGCCGTATTTGGAGCATTGACCGGGCAGGTCAAGCTCACAGACATAGCCACAGAGGCCGCAAAGGCGAAGCTCGGCTCTTTCAAGGACGGATTCAAGGCCATCGGCATCGTAGCCAAAAACGCCTTTACCGGCCTAAAGGGCGGCATTTCTTCCATAGGCACCACCCTGGCAGGGCTAGGCAGCAAGATAACGGGCTTTATAGCGGCCAACCCCGCCGTCCTGATTATTGCCGCCATTGCCGCCGTGATCGCCATTGTTGTGACCCTATACAACAAGTGCGAATGGTTCAGGGAAAAGGTTGACGCCATCATTGAGGCCGTGAAAGGCTACCTCTCCGCTTTTTGGGAAAAGGCAAAAGAGGTCTTCCAGAAAGTATGGGGAATTGTTCAAGAGGTATGGGGGCAGATACAGCCGTACCTTGCGGCGGCGTGGCAAGCTATCATTTCCGCCGTTTCCGCCGTTGTGACGTTCTTCCAGACCAACATCCTCCCCGGCATCAAGGCGGTTTGGTCTTCCATTTGCGGCGTTTTCGCCGCCGCCTGGGAGCTTATCAAGGCCGTTTGGGAGAAAGTACAGCCGTTTTTCCTCGCCATTTGGGAGGCCATAAAATCCATTTTCGAGGTTGTAGCCCCCATCATAGGCGGATTTTTCAAGATCGCCTGGGCGGTCGTTCAAGCGGTCTGGTCCGTAGCCGCCGCATGGTTTACGTTGGTTTGGGAAGGAATCAAGGCCGTCTTTTCCGTAGTTGGAGCGGTCCTCGGCGGATTCTTCACCACGGCCTGGGAGCTTATCAAGGCCGTATGGAACACCGTCGCCGCCTACTTCCAAGCCGTTTTTGATACCATAGCCGGGATTTTCTCCTTTGTTGCAGCAGTATTAAGCGGGGACTTTTCGGCGGCATGGGAGGCCATCAAGGGAATTGTCGGCACCTGGGCGGCGTTCTTTGGCACCGTTTGGGAGGGCATCAAGGCAGTTTTCGGGGCCGTTGTCAGTTGGTTCGGCGGCGTGTTCTCCGCCGCCTGGGAGGCCATCAAGGCCGTGTTTGCCCCGGTAGGAGCCTTTTTCCAGAGCCTGTGGGATACCATAGTCGCCTTGTTTACTTCCATCGGTACCGCCGTAGGCGACGCCATAAGCGGGGCCGTGAAGGGGGCAATAAACGCCGTACTCAAGGGGGCCATTGGAATAATCAACGGCTTTATTGACGCTATCAATTTCGCCATAGGGGTTATAAACGCCATCCCAGGCGTGAGCATTGAGAAAATCCAGAAGCTAGAGGTCCCGCAGCTTGCAAAGGGCGGCATTGTGACGGCCCCCACCCTCCTGGAGGCCGGGGAGGCCGGGAACGAGGCCATAATCCCCCTCGGTGAGCTTTGGGGCAATATGCAGGATATGATCTCCACCAACTTGAGCGGGGCCACCGACGGAATCGCCGCCCTTGCGGAAAAGTTTGAGGCGGCGGACATAGGCGGCAATACGGCCCCCATTTCGGACCTTTTAGCCAAGCTCGACAACCTGGGCAACGGCGACGATGACCCGGACAACGGAGGCGGAGAGCCGCCCGTGCAGATTATTTACTCCCCTACGAATCATTACCATTTTGAAGGGGAGGCACCCAGCAAGGAAGACATCGCCGGGGCCGAATCCATGTCGCAGGACGAATTTAACCGCCGTGTTGACCAATATTTTAAGGACCGGCAGCGCAAGAATTTTAGGGGGTAAGCATGAAGACCATAACGACCGTCATGGGGGACACCTGGGACACCGTAGCCCTCCGGGCCTACGGGAACGTCCTGCGGACGCAGGAATTGATGGAGGCCAGGGAAAACGTCCGCCTTTTGGATATTGAGGTATTCCCCGGCGGCGTTGTGGTTTTCGCCCCCGACGTAACGGACACCTACACGGTCGGGGATTTGCCGGAATGGAGGAAATAGACCATGCTGCCACGCAGAGCCACCGTCTCCATGATTTACAACGGCGCAAACGCCACGGAGCAGGTCGCCGGGTATATAAATTCCTTTGAGTATACGGACGTAGCCTCCGGGCGGAGCGACAGCATCCGGGCCGTTATGAATGACCGGGACAACAGGTGGAAAGGGCCGTGGTTTCCCGTGAAGGGGGACAAGCTGGTCCCGACCATTGTCCTCTATAATTGGACGGCACCGGGGCAAGTGATACATTTCCCGTGCGGCACCTTTGGTGTCGATGATTTCAGTTTCAGCGGCGGACCCGACAAAATGAACCTTGACGCCATTGCCCTGCCAGCCTCCACCAGCTTTAAGTCGGAGGACAGGACGGAAACCTATGAACAGGCCACCCTGCAGGAGATCGGGCAGAAAGTAGCCGGTCGGGCCGGGATTGCCCTTTTCTTTGACGCCAGCGACGTGGCCATTGAGAAGGTCGAACAGAACAACCAAAACGATTGTGATTTTTACAGCGGCCTCGTTGAGAAATACGGCCTTTCCCTAAAAATCTACAATGACCGGCTGGTGGTCTTTTCAGAGGCGGACTACGAGGCCAGAGGCCCCAAGTTTATATTGACCCCGGCGGACTTTGACCCCGGCTGGACCTGGGACACCACCCTCACCGGCATCTATACCGGCGTCCGCTACCAGTACACCAACAGTGACAAAAACAAGACCTTTACCGTAAAGGCCGGGACAGAGGAACGGCTCTTGACCAATAACGAACCGGCAGACAATTTGACGGAGGCGACGGCCATAGCCCTGGCGGCGGTGAACAATGCCAACAGAGGCACCACCACCATGAGCCTGACCATGATGGCAAGGCCGGGGCTGATCGCCTCGGACACGATAGAGATAGCAGGACTTGAGCGGCTCTCCGGGAAATACTACGTTGAGCAAGTGACCCACAGCATCGGCAGCGGCTACAAAATGAGCCTTAACCTCCGAAAGGTTGAGCCGAGGATTTCAAGCCCTACGGCCATTTCAAGCACCGTTTCAGAAGGAGGATAGCAATGTCCTACGATAAGGGATACTTGAGAATAGGCAAGCTCTCAAGCATTGACTACCCAAACGGGAAAGCAAGCGTTACCTATGAGGATTTGAACGACAGCACGACCGCAACCTTTTCTTTCCTGGCGTGGCAATATTGGATGCCGAAAGAAGGGGACCAAGTCCTTGTCGCCCACCTTTCCAACGGAACGTGCGCCGCCGTGATTCTCGGCCCCGTTTGGCACAACGGACACCGCCCCCCGGAGGGGCAAGAAGAACTTTACCGCAAAGATTACAACCGCAAATATTGGGACGCCTACCAGCGGTATGACCACAAGGCCCTTGAGTATTTGGAGGTCATAACCGGGACCTATGACATTAAGCCCACAAAGGACTTTACCCTCACGGTGAACGGTACCACCATCATAAAGGTCAAGGCAGACGGCTCCATTGAGATAACAGCCCCCGCCGGAATCAAGATCACAACCCCGCTCATTACCGTAACCGGGGACGTTGTAGCGGACGGCAAGAAGGTAAGCCTCGCCCACCATACGCACCCCGGCGACAGCGGAGGCACCACAGGGGAGCCGAACTAAAGGAGGGATAGGCCGTGGCAATAGCAAACTGGGGAACCGCCGTTATTTTCAGCGTGAGCGAGGATAAAGTTTTCACGTTCCGCAATATGAACAGGACCGTCGGCTCCTCCTGGGCCACCCATAGCCGCATCGGCCTAAAGGACCAAGTGGAATTTTTGCGGCCCAACCTCCAAAAGCTGAACTTTGAAATTGCCCTTGATTTCAATTACGGCGTTGACCCCAGGGCAATTATTGAGCGCATGGAGAGGGCGGCGGAGATGGGGGAAATTCACCCTTTCATAGTTGGAGGCAGACCCGTGGGCCGTCTTTGGTGGAGGCTTACCGACGTAAGCGAGGCATGGGAAACCATTTACAACAACGGCGTTTTGACCAACGCAAAGCTCAATATAACCATGAGCGAATACCTATAACGGGAAGGAGGGGGCAGCATGGACCTATCAGGCATTGAGGTCGGTTTTGAGTACGGGGAAAGCGATACCGACGTCCGCAGGGAGATCGTGCGCAACGTTCACACCCTTCTATTGACCCCGGTCGGCACTTGCCCCCTATACCGGGATTTCGGCCTTGACGTTGCCTATTTGGACTTTCCCCCCAATATCGCAAAGGGCCTCTTTACCGCCGCCGCCATTGAGGCGGTAGAGCGGTGGGAACCACGGGTGCGGGTTACGGGGGTTGACTTCCAGGCGGAGGGGACAGAGGGGAAATTGAGAGCAAAGGTGGTGCTTGCCATTGGATAACCTTCTAAAATCGGTTTTCGACCTGCCGGACGTTTCTTTTATTGAGAACGACACCCTGGACGCCATGATGCAGCGGCTAGTCGCCAATTATGAGAAACGCTACAAAGAGGTCACCGGCAAGGCGGTAAGCCTCGGAGCGGCAGACCCGAACCGGGTACAGCTTTACGCCATAGCCCTGGACCTGTTCCAGATTGAGCAATACGTGGACCGGGCCGGGAAACAGGACCTTTTGAAATACAGCTATGGGGAGTTTTTGGACAGCCTCGCCGGAAACCGACGTGTTACCCGGCAACAGGCCACAGCGGCCAGAACAACCCTCCGCTTTACCCTTTCGGCAGTCCGGGACTACGCCATCGGCATCCCAGTGGGTACCAGGGCCACCAACGGGGACGGCGTTTATTTCATGACGGAGGAATATGCGGAGGCACCCGCCGGGGCCGGGTTTGTAGACGTTGACGCCATCTGCACAAAGGTCGGCATTGAGGGCAACAATTTCCTAAAGGGCCAGATCAACGTACTGGTGGACCCGCTCCCATACGTTGAGAGCGTAGAGAACATAACCGACACCTCCGACGGCACCGACCTGGAGGACGATACCAGCCTTGCGGAGCGGACCTATTTAGCCCCCTCTGGTTACAGCACCGCCGGACCGCAGGACGCCTATACATACTGGGCCAAAACCTACAACACGGATATAGGCTCGGTGCGCCCCGTTTCCTTGCAAGAGGCCGGAAAGGCGGAGGTTTACATCCTGATGCGGGACGGGACCCTGCCGGGGCAAGAGGTTATAGAGGGCTTGCAGGAATTTCTCCGGGACCGAGAGGTCCGGCCCATGACCGACTTTGTAACGGTTTCGGCCCCCGGCGTGAGGACCTATGATCTTGAGCTGACCTACTACATAGGCCGCTCCGACAAGGCCCAGGCCACCGCCATACAGGGCCGGGTGGCGGAGGCCGTAGCAGCCTACAACAGGTGGCAGACCATGGAAATAGGCCGGGATATTAACCCCTCGGAGCTTGTCCGGCGCATACGGGAGGCCGGGGCAAAACGGCCCATCGTTGCAAGCCCCGAATATGCCCCCATAGGGGACACGGAGGTCGCCCAGGTAGGCACCGTAAAGGTGTCCTATGGAGGGCTTGAAGATGATTAACATCCACGACGGCCAGATCACCGACCTTTTGAGCAACAGCCTCCGGCACAACCCGGAAACAATAGCCATCGCCTACGCCGTCCTGCAGGAGAAACGCCGCATTTTGGCCCTTGTAGAGCGGACCCGGCTCATGGCCGCTGTTGACAGTTTGGAGGAAAGAATCCTGGACTATTTGGCCGTTGAGCTACGGACCCCGGCCTATGAGGACAGCCTCCCCCTGGAAACAAAGCGGACCTTGATTAAGGGGACCCTGCCCTATTACGCCAGCCTGGGGACACCGGCGGCGGTTGACTGGGTTATAAAGGCGGTTTTCGGCAACGGCGGTATTGATGAATGGTTTAACTACGGCGGAGAGCCGCACCACTTCCAGGTGAACATCCCCATAGCCGGGATGATTACCCCGAAAATGATGGAGGAATTACGCCGCATGATCGCCAGCGTGAAGCGACTCACAAGCTGGCTTGACAGCATCATTACCTATTTGGAGCTTGATGGCAAGGTCTATATAACCCCGTTTTTGGGGAAACCGATGCCAATAACCACCCTCCCGGAAATTGAGCCGGTTTTTCCCGGCAACCTTGTCCACCTTACCCCCGTCCTGGGGGACGGGCCGCAAAGCACCACCCTCCCAACCCTTGAGCCGGTTTTTGCTACCGCCGCCATTTTCGGCAGGGCCTCGGCAGCGTTGCAGAGCGTCACAGAGACGGCCCTCCCGGCCCTAAAGGAGAACGACACCACCGTTATGCCGGAGCTGATAGAACACGCCACAGCGGCGGTCCAGACGGTCACAGAGACGGCCCTCCCCTTCCTTGAGGAATTGCCGCCCCATGATATGAGAGCCGTCCAGCGTATCAGCGTAAGGCCGCTCCTGCCGGTTACAGAGACAAGGCTCCCACGGCTTGAGGATTTCAGCACCACACTAACCGCCGTTTGTAAGGGCAAGGCCACCGCCGCCCTGCAAAATATCAGCGAAACCAGACTGCCAGAATTGGAGGAATGAAAAAATGAGCCAATACGGATGCACCATCCCCCGGCGGGGCCGGGAACTGATCGCCAAAATCCTGGCGGCAAAGATACCCCTCAAGATTTCCAGAATCATGATGGGGCAGGGGGTATGCCCGGACGAAGTTTTTCCCGGCGACCTTGAGGACCTTGTGGAGCCGGTCGCCGCCGGTACTTCCAATGAGCCGACCTACGATGGCGACACCGTACACATGACGGTGGAATACCGCTCCGACCTTAACGGGGGCCTTGACCACGGCTTCTGGATTAGGGAGTTTGGCGTCTTTGCCCAGGATGAAGACGGCAGCGAGGTCATGCTCTACTACGGCGTCCTGGGCGATTACCCCCAGTGGGTAAGCGCATACAGCACCACCGGCCTGGACGTCCGGCGGTACCCGATCAGCATTACTATCGGGGAGGGGGCCGAGGTCATTATTGACTATTCCCCGGAGGCGTTCATGACGGCGGAGGACGTAGGGGCATATTGCACCAGCGTTATGCTCCCGGCCTTTTTGGTCCAGGCCCAGGCACAGATTGACGCCCACAACACGGACCCCCAGGCCCACCCGGCCATTAAGGCAGATTTCAACGCTATGGACGCCAGAATGTCCCTCATGGAGTTGCGCTATAACACGGAGGTCAGCGGGAACCCGTTCACGGCCACCTTTGAGGACTTGAGCAAGCTCCGCATTGAGGGCGTCTGGAACGCCGCCCAAAAGCGGGTGGAATTTTAACCGGGAGGGCGCAGGATGGCCGAAAAAGAATTTCTGTTAGGCGTCAAAGCAAGGGAGCTTTTGAAGCATACCAAACGGGAAACAAGAGTTGTCACCGATGATATTAGCCCTCAAGACGTTAGAGTGATTCTACACAAGATCGCCGCCCTTGAGGATATCCGGGACGCAAGGGAGGTCTGCTCCCAGGCCATCAACGCCATAGACCGCAAGAGGAAAGAGGGCTTTACCAAAAGCACCTTTAGGCTCTACGGGCAGGATATGCGGGACATTGCCAAGCAAATCCTTTTAGACGTACACGCCGCCAACAACACCCATTTCCTTACCGAGTACGACAGCCGCCTCCGCAAGATTGACGCCGTTCTTGACGGCTGCTCCCTCCTTTTGGAGTATATCACCGTTTGCCTTGAGGATGGAATTATCAGCAAGACAAAGGCCGGTCTTTGGACCCGGAAGGTGACGGACGTTAAATTTATGGCCGGAGCGTGGCGCAAGAACGACGGCGGCAGAGCCAAAAAGCTCCGTGAACAGGCACAGGCCGAAAGGGACCGGCAGCAGACGGCCCTGGTAAAAGAGGCCATCCGGCAGTATAAGGCCGGAGAATGAGGATGCACGGCGGACCAACCGCCTTGTATTAGGGTATAGCTCATTTCCGCCACCAACTGGTGGCTCCGCTCCCCGAACACCAACAACACCAACAACGTGTGGAACGTCAATTCCAATGGCGACTACAACAACAACGATGCCACCAACACCTATGGCATCCGCCCCGCTCTGATGGAACGTTAGGACAAGTAAGCCCCGCAAGGGCCGAAAGCAGTGCGCCATCTAATCAAAGGGAGCTATATCCTTTCGGACGCCTACGGGCCACCGATAAACACATCACGCCGAGGCTTGCCGCCCTACGGGGCGCAGCGGGCTACCACGGGGAGGTGGACCGGCGTTAGGCATGACGGCCAGCCGGGAGCCTCCCCTGCCGCCCCGGCTGGAGGAAGAAAAGAAGGGACCCAGGCGAATGACCTACCAGGAACTATGCGCTTTTGAGGTCCTATATGACGCCTATTTAGAGGCCAGAAAGCGCAAGCGGAAGAAACCGGCAACGGCGCAATATGAGGCCAACGTTTTGGCCTATACCGACAGGCTATCCCACATTTTGGAGGCCAAAACCTACCGCCCCGGAAAATTTGAGACGTTCTACGTTTTCGAGCCTAAAAAGCGGCTGGTCCAGGCCCCGGCGTTTGTTGACAAGGTTGTCCTCCATGCCATAACGGACAACGTCCTTTATGACGCCATAACCCGCAGCTTTATAAGGGATAACTATGCCAGCCAGAAACGCAAAGGCACCCATGACGGCCTTGGACGGCTCAAGTGGGCCATGACCGACTATTACCGCAAACACGGGAACGCAGACGGCTGGGTGCTGAAAGCGGACGTACATCATTTCTTTGCCAGTATTGACCACGATCTCCTAAAGCGTAAGCTCATAGCCCTTTTTGAGCGGCGCAACCTTGACCCGGAAATTTTGGAGCTGCTTTTTATTTACATCGACACGACCGCCGGTCTACCCCTGGGCTACCAGACAAGTCAGCTTTTCGCCCTCATGTTTTTGGATGAATTTGACCACGCCATAAAGGAGCGTTTCGGCGTCCGCTACTACGGGCGGCAGATGGATGATTTTTTCATCATTGAGGAAAGCAAAGAGCGGTTGCAGGGCCTACTCCGGGATATACGGACCATCGTCGGCGGTTTGGGCCTTGAGCTGAACAATAAGACGGCCATTTTCCCGCTCCGAAACGGTATTGATTTCCTCGGCTTTCACGCCTATTTGACGGATACCGGGGCGGTCGTCCAGCGGTTGCGCCGGGACAGCATCAACCGCATGAAAAGCCGCATCAAATACTGGGCCACAGCCTACCCGGCGGGAGAGGTTACAAAGGATGAAATCAAAGACAGTTGGACCGCCTGGGACGCCCACGCCGCCCACGGCGACACCTACGCCCTTCGCACCAAGATCGCCCAGCAGGTCGGGGCCATTATTGGAGAGCCGCTCCAGCCCCGGCGCAAGATCACCGCCTCGCCGTCCGTCCGGCAGCTCCGCCGGTTGAGACAGCAGCGGCGGAGCCAACCCCAGAACCCGCCGGAGGCCCCCGCCCTGGCCGTCAGGCCGGACGGGATACCCCCGTGGGAATAACCACCTAAAGGAGGATACACACCAATGGCAAGCGTAGCATTAAGCACAAAGGCCGTCGGCAGCAAGGTCCAACTGAAATTGAACGGCGTAAAGAAAAACTTTATTGTCGTTCACCAGGGCAAGCCCAGCGGCATCTATGACGCCTCTTGTGACGGCACCTGGCTCCTGCTTGAGGACATTTACGAAACCCGGCAGTGGCACACCTCCAGCGTGAACAAGCTGGAAAACAGCACCATTCACAACTACCTCAATAGCACATTCCTCGCAAAGTTTGACGCCAACATCCAAGCGCAGATCAAACAGGTCAAGCTCCCGTACCGGCAGAACGGCGGCAGCGGCGGCACGGACCGCAACGGGGCCAACGGCCTCTCCTGCAAGATTTTCTTGCTTTCCGGCTATGAGTGCGGATGGACTACCAGCAACAACCCCTATTTCCCGGTTGACGGCGCAAAGCTGGCGTACTTTGAGGCGGGGACCGGCACCAGCGCAAATAACAAGCGCATTGCGAAGTTGAACGGTTCCGCCACCAACTGGTGGCTCCGCTCCCCGGACACCGACGGCACCAGCCACGTGTGGAACGTCTATTCCAATGGCGTCTACAGCTACAGCGATGCCACCGGCGCCTGTGGCATCCGCCCCGCTTTGGTCCTTCCCTCTTCCCTCTTGGTCTCTGATGATGGCAGCGTGACCACGAACACGGCCCCGACTACGCCGGGGACCATCAACGTGCCGGGTACCATCCAGGGCGGCAGCACCATCGAAATTTCCTGGACGGCCAGCACCGACGCCGAAAAGAACCTTGAGGGCTATATTGTTGAGCGCAGTACCAACGGCGGCAGCTCCTGGTCCCAGGTTTACCAGGGGGCGGCACTCAAGACCACCAACACGGTGGCGGCGGGTACCCAAACCGTTATGTACCGGGTGAAAGCCTACGACAGCGACGGCCTCGCCAGCGGCTACCGCACCAGCAGCCAGATCACGGTCATTAACAACACCGCCCCCACCGCCCCGGCCAGTATCACGGTCCCCAATACCGTATACGGGGGGCAGTCCATTGTCGTGACCTGGGGAGCGGCCACCGACCCGGACGGCGACGCCATGACATACGCCCTTGAGCGGCAGGTGGACGGCGGCGACTGGGCGCAGATTTACACCGGCCCCAACCTTTCCTTTACCGACCCCATCACCAGGGGCTGGACAAGCCTGGCCTACCGAGTAAAGGCCATCGACAGCCGGAGCGCAAGCGGCCCCTACGCCACGTCCCCCACCCGGACCGTGAACAACAACCTCGCCCCCACCGTGACCTGCAGCCAGACCAGCGGCACGGACCTGGGCCTCAAAAATACCGGCTTTTCCGTTGACTACAGCGTCACGGACCCGGACGGTGACGACGTAACGGTCACGGAGGCCATCGACGGCGCAACACAGCGGACTTTCACCGCCACCCCCGGCCAGACCTACACCTTTATGGTCACAGGCGAAACGTTCATGAAGGTTTTGAACGGGGACCACGCCCTCACCATTACCGCAAGTGACGGCAAGATGGACACGGTCCACAAGCTCCTTTTCAAGAAGGAGATCACCACCGCAATGATTACCCTGGTGGACGCAGTACCGGCGGACGCAAGAATCGCCGTTTGCGTTCTTTCCGTGAACGGCTCCCTCCCGGCGGACGCCGTTCTCAAGGTAGAAGTCACCAACAACGGCCTGGATGATTCCCCGGTTTGGGAGGATTGCACGGCGGACGTTAAAGCCGGGGCCAACCACGTCTTTACCAATGAGACGCAGTTGAGCGGCTGGGCTTTCAATTTCAAGGTCACGGCCACCAGAGGTCCCAGCGGAGAGGGCGGCTACATCAATTCTGTACAAGGAGGCTTTCAGTAATGGCTTTCAAAATCAAGACCGAATCGGTCAAGGCAAAACAGAAGGAGAAGACCCGCAAGCAGCTCCAGGAGGAAAACGAGGCCCTCGCCGCCCAGGTCACCGACCTGCAGATGGCCCTGTGCGACGTTTATGAGCTTGCCGCCGCCATGACGGGAGGTGAGGGCAATGGCTAAAATTTACGCCGACCTTATCCGCAAGGGCAGGAAAACCATCGAAGACGTGCCGCCCCGTTTGAGGGCGGAGGTCGAGGCCATTCTGGCCGGGGCCGGGAATGAGTAGGCTCCGGGAATTGGCCGTGAAAATTCTTTTGAGAAAGGAGGCGCACACGATGGCCGTTGTTTACGCAACCCTCATCGTCAAGGGCAAGAAAACCTTGAACCAGGTACCCGCCATGCTCCGGGACCAGGTAAAGGAAATTCTGGCCGACCTTGAGGTCCCCGTGGAGGCGTAGCCTCCCCACCGGGCCGGGGCCACCCGCAAAGGCCCCGGCCCACAGTCAGACCAAAGGAGGACCCAACCCAATGAGCAACATACAGACAATTTCGGAGCTTTGCGGCATTTGCGAGGCCCTGGTCCATATTGTTGAGGAACAGCGCAAGGCACTGGCCCAACATGACGCCCTGGTCCTTGAGGATGAAATCGCAAAGACCCGCAGCCGATACACCGCCCTCCTGGGGGCGGAGGAATGGCCGGACGACTGCCAGCAGCAGGAGGAATAAAGAACCATGAGCGAAACAATTATTGTGGCACTGATTACCGGGGGGCTTGCCCTTTTCGGGACTTTGGGCGGCAGTTACCTCGCCAACAGGAAATCGGCGGCGTTGATTGCTTACCGGCTGGAGCAGTTGGAGCAAAAGGTCCAGGCCCACAACAACCTGGTTGAGCGAATGTACCAGGTGGAGGAACGGACGGAGCTGCAGGAGGAAAAAATCAAGGTCGCCAACCACCGCATTGACGATCTGGAGGGCTTTCACAAGCCCACTTGAAAGGAGAGCGCAACATGAATATTACACCCATCATCGAGGCCGTTTTTGCCCTGATTGCGGCCATTGTTACCGCCGTCGTGGTCCCGTACATCAAGAGCCGGACTACCGCCGCCCAGCAGACGGAGATCGCCGCCTGGGTGAGAATTGCCGTCACCGCCGCCGAGCAGATTTACAACGGGACCGGCAGGGGCCAGGAAAAAAAGAAATACGTCGAGGACTGGCTCAAGGCCCACGGCGTAACCGTTGACAGCGAGAAGCTCGACGCCATGATTGAAAGCGCAGTATATGAACTGAAAAACGGTTTCCTTACCATTGAGGGCGGTCTGCCGGGTACCCCGTAACCCGTGGCCGCAAAGAGACGCCGCAGGAAAAAAACCGGCCTAAAGTACAGCAAGGTCGTCGTTGCCCTTTTGCTTATCGCAGTAGCAGCTTTCACCGTGGCCATGATTTGGATTTACCGGGAGCAGGGCGGCGTCCCGGATTCTCTGGTGGCGGCGTTCTACGCTTTCGCCGGGGGCGAGGCCGGTTTTTTGGGCCTGATAAAGCACAGCGACAACAAATATAACGGCAGCGGCGGCGGCACCAACACCACCGACAACCCACCCGGCACCGACGGCGGTGCCGGGTAGAAGGGAGAACCAGCAATGAACATTATTCAAAGCTACCTCACCAATAACCCCTGCTATAAGGCGGGGCGCAAGATCACCGTTAAGGGCCTGATGCTCCACAGCGTAGGATGCCCCCAGCCGAAAGCGTCCGTTTTCGTGAAGAATTGGAACAGCGCAAGTTATGACCGGGCTTGTGTTCACGGTTTCATTGACGCCAACACCGGCGACATTTACCAGACCCTCCCCTGGAATCACAGGGGCTGGCATTGCGGCAGCGGCAGCAAGGGCAGCGGGAACAACACCCACATCGGCGTCGAGATGTGCGAACCGGCTACAATCAAATACACCGGCGGGGCCAGCTTTACCTGTTCGGACCGGGCAGCAGCCCTGGCGGCGGCGGAGCGGACCTATAAGGCGGCGGTGGAGCTGTTCGCCCACCTTTGCCAGCAGTACGGCCTCGACCCGCTCAAGGACGGCGTGATCTTGAGCCACCGGGAGGGCCACGCCAGGGGCATCGCAAGCAACCACGGCGACCCGGAACACCTCTGGAAGGGCCTGGGCATGAGCTACACAATGGACACCTTTAGGGCGGCGGTCAAGGCGCAAATGGGCGGCACCGCCCCGGCACCGGCCACCCCGGCCCCCGCCCCGGAGAAACCCGCCACCGGCGTCCCCTATTTGGTCCGGGTGAAGATCACAGACCTCCACATCCGCAGCGGCCCCGGCACCAACTACGCAAGCAAGGGCTTTATTGCCCCCGGAGCCTACACCATCGTCGAGGAAAGCACCGGCCAGGGGGCCGCTCTTTGGGGCAAGCTCAAGAGCGGCAAGGGCTGGATTGCCCTCGGCTACACCGAAAAAGTCTAAAGGAGGACACGACAATGGCAAGAGGAAAGAAGAAGGACACCGCCCCGGCCACCACGGCCCCGGAGGCCACCGAAACCGCCACAGCCCCCCAGGAGGGCCAGGAAACGCCCCAGGAGACGCCCCCCGCCCAGCAGGGGCAGGACAACACCCCCCAGGCCCAGGAGGGCCACCTGGACCCCGGACAATTCCAGGACACGGGCGACGCCACCCTCCAGGGGCTGGCCCAGGACCTGGGCCTTGACCCCGCCGCCTATGAGGACCGGGACGCCCTGATCGCCGCCATTGCGGCGGTGCCGGTCGTTCCCGGCCCCCCAGAGGCGGCAGACCCGGAGCCGGAACAGCAGGACCCCGCCCAGGCCCCGGAGGATACCGCCCAGCCCCCCGCCGGGGCGAGGCCCCTCCCCTACAAAGGCACCGTGGCCGTTTCCCTTGCCGTCCTCCACAAGGCCGTCGGCGTAGGCACCGCCGATATGCTCAAGGTGGTCGGCACCTTGCGGCAGGGGACGGAGGTCACGGTCACCGGCAGAAACGGCCCCTTTGCCCAGCTTAAAAACGGCCTTTGGATGAAAGAATCTTTCCTTGAGGCGTAGCCTTTCGGGAATACCCCTGTCCGGGCCAGAAACGGCCCTTGTCGGCCTCTTTCCGCCGGGGGTATAGAATTACCCCCAAGGCGTTACAAGGGCCTCTTTTTTCCAATGGAAAAAACATAGACGCCAGCGGGGCGGGTGGTATAAAGAGATAGGTACACAAACAAAAGCGGCTGTCGGCCCCTTGCGGGGCTTTCAGCCGCTTTCCCGTTTTACCCTATTCATTCAGTTGTAGGTCTCGCTTTCAAACCCATGCCGGGCCAGATAAGCCTCGGCTTGAGCATACTGGGCAAAGATGCGGGATTTACGCTTTTGCCGGTCCCGGCCAATGACCACCGTGGAGCCGATACCCTGGATAACCCAAACGTCCTTACCCGCTTTCCGTACCGGGTTGAAGTACACGGCCTCGCCGCTTGCCTTGTTAATCATTTTCATTGTGACATCCCCCTTTATTCATCATCGGCCACATAGCCGCCACAGTACCGGGAATCCCGGAGCCTTGCCTTTTCCAGAGCCTCGTCGAACGACCTCGCCCGGATTTTCAGATCAGGGACCCCCGCCCCCACGATCACCCACGTCAACACTTGAGCCGCCACCTTTCAGACCCCGGCGAATTTAGCGGCCTCGTTCAGCAGAGACAGCAGATGCTGGGCCGTTCCCACGTTGCCCCAGTTCACGGCCTCGGGGTTGACCCCCAGGTGGTCGTCCACGGCGTAAGCCTTGAGGGCCTCCAGCGTTTCAGCGATTGCAGCCACGGCGGCGACATAGGCGTCGGTTGCGTTTTGCTTTTTCATGTTGTTACCTTCCTTTCTTGAGTAGGAGCCGGGAGCGGGGCATCCGCCCCCGGCGTTTCGATTTATTCCCAAACAGTGACCTTGAACCCCTTGTAATCACGAATTACACGCTTGACGTGTTCGTCGCCAAAGGCATACTGGAAGGTTACATAGGTTTCGCCATTATAGAAGGTGTCCCGGTACCAAACCTTGTACCACTTATCCTCGTAGGTCTGATTCAGCAGCTTTTTCATTTTCGTTACCCCTCCTTACTTAGTCCCAGCCAGCTTCATCCAGCGGTTAAGCTCGGCCTTGTTCTTGAAACGGTAGTCGTTGCGGGTACCGTCTTCCCGGTTGATAATGAGGACGTAGCCCTCGGCGGTTTTCCTGATTTCGTATTTCATGGTTGCTACCTCCGTTTTGATTTTGGTTTGTTTCCCTTCCCTTATCTTGATTAAATTATAACTCCCACACGGGTGGAAATCAAGATGGAATACTGCACAAATTTACACCCACGCGGGTGTCTATTTTGACATATCTAATAGGCAGAAATAAACGCCAGGGGCGGAGGCCCCCGGCGTTTCGGTTTAGGTTATAGCGGCCTTTGCGACGGCCTCATAATGAGCTTGCAGGGCCTTGAGCTGGCCCACCTCCGGGTGGTCCTCCCCGAAGTTGTAGACGGTCCAGCGGATATTTTCATTTAGAGCCTCGGCCTTTCCCGAAAAGTAGGAGGCAACCTCGGCCATGTTCTTGATCGCCTTGACCTCGATTTGAGCGTGGGCGGCGTTCCATTCATGAGCCTCCGCCGCCTTGAAGCGGTCCGTGGTAAAGACCATGATCGGCCAAAAACAGGTGCTATATTTTGCCTTGCTGATTTTGCCGGTCTTGCCTATTTTCTTGAGACAGTAGTCAGAGCCGCACCAGGACGGATCGCCGGGGGAGTGTTCCACGAACCAGAGGCCGTTGTCGTTCTTGAAGTAGGCCCCCGTGATTTCCACGATGCAGCCGGTCCGAATTTCCACGCCGTTTTTATCAAGCATCATTTTCTTTCCCTTTCTGCCCTGCCATCATCAGGCCGGGTGGGGCGGTTCCCGGCGACCGCCGCTAGGCGGTTTCGGCTATTTAGATTTCCTCGGTACGGATTGCCCAGATGCAGTCTTTTGCATGGAATCCTCTTTGCCTGATGCAAGCGACGATAGATTTCTCGATTGCTATCTTCGAATATTCTCCAATGGTGATATGCGTATCGCTCTTGGCATGGTAAATATCAGCATAATATTTTTTCATTTTAGAGTTTCTTTCCCGCCTGCCATCTTCAGCACCGGGAGGCCGTTCCTCGGTGGACGCCCTTTCGGGCGTTTCGGCTTTATTTCCAGATGGTCATCTTAAAAAGATCGTAGGGGCAGATTTCCTTGTCCTGGTCCTCCTGCTCG